GTATTGGACATTTTTTAATTTTAGACCAAGATGAGTAATCAAATTCTCCACCTTCTTCTTTCCACCAAGCATGACAAAATACATCAGTATCATACTTGTCAATGATTGATGATTTATAAACCCGTTCAATCTCTGGATTATCTACAAATCTTGGTTGACCAAAAAATAAAAGTGCTACTTTCATTTCATTTTCCTCATATATTCTCGGATTGGATTATAATAATCATAATCAACTCTAAACATTATAAAAATATCTTTTGTTTTTTGTGTTCCAGTGTAAAAATTTTCTAAGGAGTCAATACTTTCATTTACAACTCCCACAACTTCATCCAAACTACAATGAGTTTTACTACGCTGATGATTCATTGGAACATCTCTACATTTTTTAGAAAATATTTTTATTAGTGAGGGAAATATCCATTCCTCTAAACACCATCCTTCTTTATTCAGTAAAGATGTATTTGAGATTAAACTATAAACATTTTCACATATTTCACTATTAAAAATTAATCCTTCAACTAAACATTTATTAGTTCCACTTTTCAATATTTTTAATTCTTCTTGAGTAAATAAATTATTAATTTCAGAAAAAGAATTGACACAAGAATCATAATCTTTTAAATAAGATTCAATACCACGTTTCACAAATAACATTTGTGAATAAAAAATCATATGATAGTCAAAATCAATGTTTTTATTTTTAATAAAAACATAATTAGAAGTTAATGATTTAACTTTTGTATCATATTTACCATGAGAAAATCTTTCAGGGTTAATATAGACATTTTCAATTTTAGAAAATTTATCAATGTCAAAGTTCTCAAAAGATGTATTTGCGTGAAGGACAATGATTGGATTTTCCACAAATTTTTTAATATTATTGATTATATCTTCAACAATATTGTTATTTTGATGAACAAGGCAATTAAAAAGTATCTTCATTTAGACTTCTCCATCATAATGTTCAAGGAAATAATTTAGATCCTCTGGAGTACCAATACCCCACATACCAGACTTATCAATCTCTTTGATGCGGATCTTTTTACCATCATCAATTGCTTCGTTAAATACTGGGCAGACGTAATATTCATTATTAACACGAATATCTTTAGCAATCATTTGCTCAGCATACTTAATATAGTCAGAACCTTTCCTCCAATAGTAGATGCCAACAGTGGCATGTTCAGAGATTGGTTTCTTCTCTGCAACTTCTTCCACATAACCATCTCCACCAAGTTTAACATAAGACCACTTAGGGTGAGTTGCAGGAAAGGTTACGATACCCCCATCAACTTCACCATTTTGGAATGCATAAAGAGTTTCGTTGCTATCCCATTCAACAAACTGATCCGAATTTGCCATCACAAGAGGTTCATCATTGTTGATAAACTCTTTAGCAAGAAGAGTAGTACAACAAGCACCTTCGGTTAGACCATCAACCTGAACAATATTACAACCAGGAGCAATCAGAGGGAGAAGATAATTCAAATTATACTTTTCATAATGTTCCTTTTGAACAATAAAGGTATAATTTGCTTTGATATTCAGGTTTTCAACAACCACTTGGATCATTGGTTTACCTTTAACTTCAATCAAAGGTTTGGGGAAGGTGTAACCCTGACTAGCAAATCTGCTACCAGCACCTGCCATAGGAATAAGAACATTCATAGTCTTGCTCTCCCACGCAACTTTTTGTTTTGTACCATTCAAAATTTTTTTAATGCGATCAATTTTTGCCTGATTGAGATCCTTACGATCTTCTACAGGAACAAGATGTGCTTTGCTATCGAGAGCACCTTGACGACCAATATGACTATCTTCGACAATCACAGTATCTGCAGGAAGTGCTCCAAGAGCAGTCATACACTTCCAATACATTGCTGGGAATGGTTTGTTGCGAACAACGTCTTCATTGGAGACATACATATCCACAAATTCCAAAAGACCAAGACGTAAAAGAATGATCTTTACAGTATTGCGGATACTGTTAGATGCAACAGCAATCTTATACCCTGCATCTACAAGTTGTTGAAAATATCCCATCAACTCATAATCCTTTGCAATGCAGTCATTAAAGATTTTAAGTGTTGCTTCTTGCTTATCTCTCCAAATCTTATCATAAAGATCTACAGGAAGACCTTTATTCTTGGTTAGAAGTTCTAGTTTTACTTTGGTAGGAAGACCGTCATAAATACTGACATGTTCTTCTCTACTGATAGCATACTCATCTCCAAGTGCTTGGTTTAATGCTTCATAATGATAATCTTTACTGTCGATTAGGACGCCATCCAAATCAAAGATAACAAGTTTGGTCATTATTTTTTATCTCTCCAAAGTACATAGTGCCAGGGGTTTTTGGTAATGGGAAGTTTATGCCGCTTTTGTGCATTAAATCCAATAATACATTCTGGATTTATTTCTGCTCCCATCTCACAGATTTCAACAAAGTTTTCATAAACGTCAAGATATTTATCCATTAGTTCAGATGATCCAAAAGCAAAGTGATCATTGATACCATGATCCAAATGTGCCCATTCGTTTAGAACATTTACAGTATTCAAATCATAGTTTGAGATAGGACCAATAGGAGTATGGAAATATTCGTCAGTTCTCAAACGGACAACACAATCATACTTAAAACCATTTTCTTCCTCATATTTTTTCTTAAGATTATTTGCCTCACTCAAACTATAAAACATTGAAATGATATTATTGACTGGATGAGGAAATCTAGGGTCTGGATGAATATCTTCTGCTTCAAATTCTTTTGGTTCTTCAAAAACAAGACCTTTAGGTTGCCATTTTTCTACCATAAAGTCTTTAAGATCTGCTTCCCAGCGTCCACGATCTTTATATTGACCCCAAAAATAAGTTCCAATCCATGCTTCATCATACCAAATATGAGCAAACACATCAATCTCACAATCAGGATTTGAATCCCAAAAAGTTTGACGATGATTCTCATAACATTCTTTCAAGTGCCTTGGTTGACCTGAATATAGCATTGCAATTTTAGACATGATACTTAGAATTATCTTTTGATAGGTGTACAATTTTTGGTTCAAATGTGCATTGATCAGAAAATAATTCTGGATATGCATATTCTGGACCAAGAGTATTCACTAGGTCTTTATTTTCAATAAAGTATTTGTTTATATGACTTTCATCGTGCCATACTGCAATTACACCATTATCAAGGTCCTCATTTACTCTATTACTCAGTTCTTCAATCATTTCAATAATATTAGGAACTTTTCCACCCCATAAACATCCTTGATAATAAACTGATAGATCATCATCCTTTGTAATTGCAGATCTAGATTTTTCATTTATTTCAAAAGAACCAGGATATTCATTGTGTGGAGGCATTTGTAAAAAGTGACAAGGATGATGAACACCAAAGAATGGTTTTTCATTATCAAAAAATTGATCTTCAGTAATTTTATCAACAACTAAAGTATCTGCATCAATAAAGACAAACCAGTCATTTTTTTTAATTTCTTGTTCTGCCTTTTGAATAATTTCAAAACGGGTTAAAGTAATGTATGGCCAGTCTAAATGTTCTTGTTGATATACCTTTACATCATCTGGAAAATCACCTTCACCATCAGTAAAAACTAAAAAGGTTTTTTCTGTATCTGGCAAAAAATATTGATGAATATTTTCATAATACTTTGGAAGGAAATTCAAATACTTTCCCGTGCCAATAAAACAAATTATAACTTTCATTAAATCACAATCCAAGTTTCAGGAATAATATCTTTAGTATCTAGGTGCTCATTATCTGACCCCTTAAACCACCCAGAAGGTGCAACAACTTGAGTACTATCTGCTAACCAAGCACCCCACCAAGAAAATGATGAGTTTGCAATAATATGACCAGAACATAATGTCATCAGACACAAATCAATATAGTTTGTATTTTTTTCGGCAATCAAAAATCTATCATCAAAAAATAAATCTTGTTGTTTACACCACTCTGGATCATCAGAAAATACAAGAACTAATCTATTACCAAACTGCTTTAGTGCATCTTTATAATAAGAGAGTCCCAATGCAGTGTGATTTGGATTTGTAAGATAATCGGTTCTACGAATATGAAGTGAGATAGGAGAAGTATCCAATTGAGAGATCATCTGCTTACAAGGTTCTAAAATCTCATCCCGAAACTCAAAGTCTTTTAGCAATTCACCACGAATATGTTTAAAGTATTTCTCAGTTTGAAAGTATCCTTGAATAGAAACCCAATCTGGACATTCATTAAAAAATTTCTCATTAAATGAAAAGGTCCCTTCCATAACGGTAGGTCTACTATCATCAATAAACTGAACATTTAATTGGTTAGTAGAAGAAAGTTTAAATGGATTAAATAGTTGATGATCAGTCCATTCATTTTTATTTTGAGTGGGTGGAATGCAATATTCAAATCCACGATTTCTTGCAATTCCCTTAAGAGCAGCAAATTGGAACATTTGATTCCCCAAACGTCCCATTTGACCCAATGCATTAAATCCAATCATACGATAAAGTCTTTTGTACTATTATACTAAAAAAGGTGGATTTATGCAACCCACCTCTGGTAACTCAGGCTCGCCACTTATTCTTTAACTGGAAATAAGAAACCAGGCGGGAGTAACCTCCATCCGCACCAGTCGGCATATTTAAAGTCCATCCGACGAGGACATAAGGGGGTCAAATTGGTTCCACCACTTGATTTTACGAAATCAAGAAAAGTTGGAATAGTTTTGTGATTTCACTAATTCCAAAGAATGCACATAAGAAAAGTACATCCCATAGTTTGAGTTTAATTGCAAAAGGAACCGTAAGAAGTCCACCAATGCATTTAAGAATCAAACCATTTTTAAAATCTCCCCACAACATGATTTGATAACCAATAATGAGAAGAAGATTTCCAATGTATCTTAGTAGACTAGATTTTGATATCATTAAGATATTTAAGCGATCTCAACAGATTCAAGATCTTGTGCGATATATTCCATCAAAATGTCATAATCATCCAGTGGATCACCAGAAAATACTACGCCTTCGTTTTCATAATAACGACGAACTTTTTTATAAAGTTTTGGATTTTTCACATCAAGATAAAAATCACCGTTAGCAGCAAGAGTAAGAGTGCTAACATCTTTTTTAAACTTTTGAATCAGAGACATTGTTTTGCGTTGTTTACCTGAATATTATAAGTGATTTGGACCCTGATGTCAAGGAGTCCAATTTAAGAAGTGGTACAGGGTCATCATTTGGTTCGATGAATTACCATAATTCCAAGAATAGGAATCATGATCAACAAATAACTTAAAATGAATAGTGTTACTTGATGATTTAAAATGTATCGTACAGTATCTATCATTTTATATATGCGTGATTAAGACTCCAATAAAGTAGTATTCCAACTATTCCAAAAATAGTTAGGGCATTGTAAATGGTTTTTTTCATAACATTAATTGAGTGTGATTTTCATCCATGAGAATAATGGTGGAATAATACCAATTACTCTTAGTAATCCTTCTACATATAATCCCAAAACTACCCAACCTACACATGCACTGATGATTGTTGCATTACGATTATGCTTACGAATTGCTTCATCAATCATCTCTTGAACTTCTTCACGAGTCACAAACTCACTTTGAGGATTCATCATTTTTCATCTCCAAATAGTTAGAAAGAGGATCAATACGAGTTTTTACAATTTGACATGCCCGATGATAGTACATATTATCGAGATTACCAGATTTCTCAAACATTGATTTAATCTTTAACCAATTATTGTAAGTTGAGTCGTCCATAGGACTTTGCAAATGACACTACTAGTTATCATAGCGAGATCTTTAAAGGTGTCAACAATGTGTGAATATCAAAACTTAACGTATCTCAAAATCCAATCGTCTAACTTGACGTTGACGACGGGCTTCTTGCCACATGATATCTTCGTTGGTTAAAACACCAGGTTTTTTCTTGTTTTGATAAGAATTTAACATTACAATCATAGATAAGTCATTTGCTGAAATCTTATCTCCACGAATTGTTGCCATATTTGGGCAACCACATGATACTGATCGACTAGGATGCCCATCTAACTCCTTTCCACAGGAGCGACATCGAATTTTTAAATTTTCCATAATTTTAATTATTGTTGTATTTGATTTTCTTGAGGAATGATCATTGGAGTGAGTTCAGAATCTTCTACCGATAATTTAGGAGTTTTTTCTATCATTGATCTCAACTTCCATACATATTTACCATGAGATTCCATAAGGTCCTGTAATAAATTCTCTGTGGTATAAGACCTTTGATTTGACGCTTCCTCAGTTGCCTCAGTCAATAACTCGATTAAAATCATATTATCAGTCATCAATCTCTTAATCATTTCATCAGATTTTGTAATTGGTTTCCCAGGAATGATTTGTTTTTGTCCAAGTTCATCGAATTGATTTACATTTGAACCTTCACCAATAGTAGAAACTTCCACAATACGAGATAGAGTTCCAACTGGACGAATATTTAAATATCTCATGTGCTCAGATAATCGGTCGATTTCATCAAACATACCTTCATACTGTTCACCAAAAAGAGCATGAAGTTGTTGAAAATCAGGACCGATTACATTCCAATGAAATACCCAAGTCTTATGGAATAAGAGAAATAAGTTTGCTTGGATATCACTTAATAATTTAAATAGTTTTTCCATTATACTTCTTTTTGAAGTATTTATGAATACAAAAAAAGAGGGGTTAACCCCCTCTTGAATGATTAGATAATTTTTATCTCATTCAGAATGTGTAACGAACCTTAAGTTCTCCACCAACTCCAAAGACTTCTGAATCAAATCCATATTCACCAACAACTTTTGCCTTAATACCAACATTAGTTGATACCGGGAAAGTTGCTCCAATCTCAGTAACAGCAACACCTTGGTCAACACCAACATTAGACCATTCATATCCTGGACCAATTTCACCATAGACTGAAATCTTGTTGGTGAATTGATGCTCATAACCTGCACGAATTTCAGTTTGAGCACCGTCATAATTACCACCAATAACAGCACCAGTAGTTTTAGATTCTACATAAGGTGCAGCAAATGCTGATGTAGCAAGAAAGGGTGCAACAACTGTTGTTGCAATTACATATTTAATCATAATAGTACCTCTAAAAAGTTTTAAAGTTGTTCGTAACAATATGACGATTGCGAGTAGTTGAGGCATTTGCCATATAGGTCATTATAGCATTGATTTAAGTGTTATGTCAATACTATTTACGCCGAAGTCGGGATTTGAACCCGAACTTTTCCCTGACAATGGAATTTAGAGTAATTGCTGCCCGTATCTAAAACTAGATAACCGCTTTTTAACGTGCTACCATTACACCACTTCGGCAGAACTAGATGATTTTTGTTTTTTTCCTATAAAAAAGTTTTAATTGCTGAATCATCTATGAGCGGGGAAGGTAAGAATCGAACTTACGACACACGCCTTTTATGGCGGTTTAATTGCTGTTAACATCTTAACAAGATATATTTTTTTGTTGCTCTACCTGCTGAGCTACTTCCCCTTTAGAACGAGATTATTTTAAGGAATCGAACCCTGAGAACCGTAAGGATTGCTGAATAATCTCTAATTTTCAAGATGGTCTTTTATGTACCCAAAACATATGAGAATTGCTGAACCATCTTTGTTTTTTATTTTTGTAGATGGAGTAGGAGTCGAACCTACACTTTCCGGTACCTTATTTTTGAATGCAGTGAACATCTTAACAAGATGTATTTTTTAAACCAGTGCCTCTGCCAATTGGGCTACCCATCTTTAGTTATTTTAGCAGAAGGGGAAGAGGTTTGTCAACCCCTTCTGCAGTTTGGTCAGGAGAAGACTTCTCCCACCGCATCATACCGTTCAGTATACACGGTTTCGTTCATGGTGTCAACCGGAGTGAGAACACTATCGGTCAGAACAGACTTCAGAATAGAAGGACTGCAACCAGATACAAGGCAGGTGCCAGTGTCGTGTGCTTTGATTGGCACGTTACCACCAATCGCATTAACGTTCCAGAACACAAGTTGAGGCATCTCATAACCTGCCTTACGGTAGAGTTTTTGAATTTGCTCAAAGTTAGTTCGTTTGTTAGAACGGCAGCACTGGTCAAACTGCATGTCAGAGACAATGATCAGTTTGGATGGCATTTCCTCCACAGGAACATCATTCTTTACACCTGCATCAAGAACGGTTTTGAACACTGCCATCAGGTCAGTATTCATCCCCCAAGCAGCACCAGAAAGATTATCAATCCGTTTACCGATGGTAGAACCAACGATAGATTGAAGTTCAGGACGTTCAGAGAAAGTCAGGAACTTATTTTTCCAAACTTCGGCAGTATTACGTTCTGCAATATACATTGCAAGAGAGATAGACACTGCCATCGGACGACCATACATGGAACCAGAAACGTCTGCAACCACGAGACCATTGAACTCTTTACCTTCCATATAATTAGGAAGTGCTTCCCACTGTAGGTCGATGGTTTTGTCATTACGAGCACCTTTGTAGAGGTACTGTTCAACAATATCATAAGGATACAGAGTTGAAGCATTGATTTTTGCTTCACCCTTCTCAACTGCACTGAGATATTCAGCATATCGAGTTGCATCTTGCTTTGCAAATGCCTTACGGTACATGAAAGCGGCACGAGAAGGTACTTTAGAATAATCAATTGCGGACCATTCTTTAGAGCACATTGCCTTTTCGACAACGTTAATATGAGTACGAAGATTGCTGAGAACCTTACGATACTCACGTTCGGTCATACCAAGATGTGCGGCAATCTTACGACCAAGACGTTTGGTATCTTTGCTTGAAGCATTGATAGAAGGCATCCATTTTGTGAGTAGAGAAACTGCTTCACCTGCCTTATAGGAAACTCGGTCAAGATTCAGTTGATTCTGAATTGCATTCAGCACAGTTTCCCATGCAGAAGTATTTTCCAGAACAAGCAGGTCATCCCAACGTCCATATACAGGAACCAGAGAAATCAGTTTAGCACCAATTTCACCATTTTCCTCTACAAGATACTTGAAGAGATTACGGAAAACTTCACGTTCACCTTGTCCACCTCGAATATCCCGTGCCCAGAACAGAATGCGAGTCGCAGTTTCAGGATTCTCTGCATATGCATGGGCAAAAAGTTTTTGTGCTTGCTTGACATCATTGCGACAAGCAGCAATTTTTCCGAAAAGGTCTAGACACTTATTCAGAGTAGATTTATATGCTTTTGCACCGTTAAGAGTTTCGGTGACGTTCATTTCAGATTCAAGAGCATTCATAAAAGTCATAATTTTCTCCAAGTTGATGTTTTTTGTTTTTGCAGAACAATGTTGATTGCTGAATCAACTATATTGAGCAAGATGAGTTTTTTGCTTTTCTAAATTAACGGTTTAGTGCATAAAGATTGCTGCCTCATCTTATACACCCGAAGGTGTAATGGGAAATACTGGATTCGAACCAGTGACTGTCTGAATGTAAGTCAGAAACTCTACCTCTGAGTTAATCTCCCGATTTGAGTGGTCTCTCAACCACCCTTATAGAATACCAAGAAGTCCCGAGAATGTCAAGACTCTTGTGCCAGTTGAAAAATCGGCACTAACCAATGATATATTCCTTCCATTCTTGAACTGAACTCTTTTCCAAATCAAGATAAACTCTATTGAAAGGAGCAGATGGCACTTTCTTCAGAGTCATATTAGTTTCAGATAAGAGTTTGTCTCCTTTCTTCAAATTACATTTGGTGCAACAAGCAACAAGATTAGTCCACTCATCTTTTCCACCCTTAGAACGAGGAATTACATGGTCAATTGTAAGATTATGGTTTGAACCACAATATTGACACTCATGGTCATCTCTCTTGTAAATTGAAGACCTTGTTGGATAGGAATCTTTTCCACTATTAAAAGGAACTCGCACATAATTAACCAAACGAATAACTCTTTTGGTGATAAAACGTGCTCTTTCTTTTAGGAGTAAAACAATTGCCCTACGTCCATTTGTGAAACGTAAAGGTTCGAATGATGCGTTTAGAACCAATACTGTTGAATGTGGTTCTACTAATTCCATGGTCTTGTTACACCTCTTGTTATTTAGATTTTAAATGGCACCCTGAGAGAGATTTGAACTCCCGTCTTCTTCGTTCGTAGCGAAGCACTCTTCCACTGAGTTACCAGGGCATATTTGGCGAAGGGTTAGAGATTTGAACTCTAATCTTCGGTTTTGGAGACCGAGATGCTGCCAATTGCACCAACCCAACATTAAGGAACTCTTATCAACCTCACCAGAGTTAAGGAATCGAACCGTCGATAATTGTTCCAGGATCTTCTAGATGATGCATCATCTTAGTTCACCTTTCCATCTGCCGATGGAATACCAGCCGAGGGTATCGAACCCTCCCAAAGGCCCTAATCTGGGGCAAATCGCTTATAAGGCGACTCTGAACACCTGTTCTGACTGGCAATTGTGGAGATAAACTCCAATACCGAAGGTCGGATTTGAACCGACGACTTTTCGTTTTTGAGACGAACACCTCTTCCGCTGGGTCACTTCGGCAAATACCCGTGGGCGGATTCGAACCGCCGACTGCTCGATTTTAAGTCGAGAACCTCATTCCGCTGGGTCACACGGGCATATTTGCGACTATAAGTTTCTTATAGTCAAGTGCTCCATCCCAGATTCGAACTGAGACCCCGAAGGAATAGATTCTAAATCTATCGCGTATACCAAATTTCGCCAATGGAGCATTTGATTTTATTTTATCCATTTTCTAATTGCATTATCAGAAACGCCATATTTTTTACCTAAGGAAACATATGAATTAGTTTTAAGTTCTTCAATTAATTGTTCTTTAGTGGGTCGTTCAACTTTTCTCCTAGTTTTTGATTCACAAGATTTACATAAAGAAGTTTTTGATTTTGTTTTTAATTGAGAAGAACAATTATTACAGAAATATTCAGGTTTTATTTTTTCATATTTGTATTTTATATTTTTACCACAATATGTGGGAGTTTTAGCATGGCAATTAGGACAAAGTATTTGCAAATTTTTTAATTTATTATTTGTATGATTTCCATCAATATGATCTAATTGTAAGGGTATAGGTTCCCCTAACCATTCTCTGAGTCCACAACACTCACATTTATGTTCTTTAATACCATCTTTAATTAATCTTTTTCTTAGATGCGTAGTATTATACGAACTATTTTCAACTAAAATTGCAGATAAAGGTTTAGTATTAAAGTTGTGGGTTTTCCCCTTTAAATGTGATTGTCCAGTAAAATGAGAGGTATCGACATTGTATAACAATTGTAACCTTTTAAATACTCGATAATTTGTTCCATTGGAGGGTAGTCCAAGTTTCATAAATGTTTGAGCAATAGAATAACTATTCTCTACAGCACTTTTAAATTCTTCCAAAGTATATGAATATTTTTTCATATTGTAAGACTTATATTATGAGTATTTATACAAGTCCAACAATAAATTTGGACTTGTATTGACGACCTCCTAAGAATACCAGAGATACCTTAGAAAGTCAAGTGTCCGTGGCGGGACTCGAACCCGCACTGTCTACCTCCTCAAGATAGTGCCTGCTGCCAATTGGGCTACACGGACAGAAAAGGAGAAGTAATTCTCCATTACGCTCAAGGTGCTATTGCTCAAACGGCAACAGCAGCTCTGCGGAAAGATACGATGTTGTTGAGATTTATTCTCAGAACCCTCTACCCGGTCGATACCAATTTATCCCCATGAAGTGGAGATAAGGGGACTCGAACCCCTGTGTCGGATAGATTGATGCCGCGAATGCGACAATTCCAGAACTAGGATTCGAACCTAGACAAACACAGTCAAAGTGTGGTGACCTGCCAGTTAGTCGATTCTGGATTATATTCCCATAAAGGGAAAGAGTTCCTG